GAGAAACATTCCCATTATTCTTTTCCTGATAGTATAGTTAAAAGTGTAATTATAAGCGGTATTGATATTGATGCTATTATAATTAATATGTCTGTATACATAAATGAACTCCTTATGTTTTGTATATTATAGCAAATAGTTGCAAGAAATGCAAGAGATAAAAAAGCCGCTTATAACGCGGCTTTAGTATTTGTTAATTTAAATTGTTAAGGATTAACTGCAGTTAAACCAGCAGCACCAGTTAAAGCTGTTAACACAACAGTATTATCTACTTTCTTATTTAAATCTGGATACGGATATGTAGTTGATTTACCTACCATAATATTATTATAGAACACACCAGTTGGATCTGTTGCATTCCCTTTAATCATGCGACTTGCAGCATTAGATGATGCCACTGAAATTACAGTATTAATAATAATTGCGTTACCACCTAAGTCGTGTAACCAAATACCGTATGAAACACCAGTATTTGAATTAGAAAGTAAACAGTTATTAACTGAAATAGATCCAGTGCCGTATGCTTCTAATATAACCTCACCGTTAGCATCTAGTGTAGAGTTAGTAAACGCTAATAATGAACCAGATCCTGCAGCACCTACTTGTGTAGCTCCACTGGTTTCTACATTATCAAATTCACCGGTAGACCCGTTGCTAAATCTAAAGCAATACACGTCACCAGAACCAGTATGACTAATTTTAACATCACTGCCGTGAATAGGTGAACGTTTGTTATCACTTGCTCTTACGCCTGAGTTATCAGAAAAAATACCATAACCGCCTGCGTTAACGAACGGTGTTGTACCAGTTTGGCTACCACGCGCAGTTAACCAGATATCTTGTACTTGCAGACGTTGTGCGTTGGTACCGGTAAAGTATATACAAGCACCTTGATTAGGTCCAACAATAGTTAAACCAGTAATAGCAAAGTGATTAGCGTCGATTGCACCTGTAGAAGAGTTGTCACCATTAATCGTAATCTGTCCAGTTAAATAAATTGGAGTATGTATACTACCGTTTAGTGTAGTTAAGAACACATGACCTCTAGTTAACGTTACATTTTCAGTAATAGATCCAGTTAACACAATAAAGATCGGATTAAGTTCTCCTGGAACTAATGTATTAGCTGTGATACGAGCTTCTATTTCTGCTTGTGCAGCAGCAATAGTTCTAAATGGTTTTAGTATACTTCCAGTTGGGGTATAAGTATTTGCAGCAAACGGATCAACATAGAATTGATTTGTTACATCTGGTTCTCTGTAGGCAGTATGCTGAATAGTAGTGTCAGGGAACGTTAATTGACCGCTTGAATTAAATTGCCATTGACTTGTTATACCACTGTTAACAATTACTTTGCCGTAGGTGTTATCTTTAACATTACGTCCACCGTTTATATAAATATCGCCAGGAAGTTTACCTATAGAATCGTTAGTATTTGGTAAATTTGAACCAGTAATAAATAACGGTGCTGCAGCAGTTCCAGATTGGAAATAATCATTAGTAATAGGTTGTATTACTATACCGTCATTATAACTAATGTACAGTTCCGGACCAGTACCGCCTGTATTGTGAGTTGGATGTAATAAGATACCATTATTAGCATGGATATAGTTTGGCGAAGTATTATTGTATGCCGTACCTGGTAATTTTAATTTACCATCTGTGCCAAATTTCCAATCATTGCCGTTGACACCAATTGCTGTTCCACTTGGTATATAATTTGCAGTATATAACGTTGCAGGGAACGATTTTCCACTTACATTGTCAGTAGTTATTAGCCCACTATTTGGACTATTTGGATATAGATTAACACTACTTCCAGTTACTTGTGATCTAGACCCGTCTGCCCATCTGATATATGTTGTTGTTTTTGGCGTACGAGTAATCCAACCAGAGTATCCAGATATAAGTGTACCCGCTGTTACTACAGGTCCAGTGTATGGTGTAACAGGATGGGCAAGTGTAAATCCAGCTTCCGGGTTGGCATCGTCTCTATACTGCAAGTCGCCCAACGACTGACCACTAACTATTATATCAGTGTGCAGGTCAAAGGTTCCAGTGCTTGTACCTGGTTCAAAATCACCGTTTGAAGCAATTGTACCGGTAGTAGTAGTAGCAGTTGCAACCGGAGGATCAAATAGATTATTATGTACAGTATCGCCTATATTAATAACAGTTTGAGTTCCACTGGACAACGCTCCGCCGGTAGTGTTATTATAAATGTCAGAGGCATATGGTCCATAACTGTAACCAACTTGTGATACTGGAGATATTGTAGACGCATTAGGCAATGTTAAGTTACTATTAGTACCAAATGTCCACTGATGTGTATTTAAATTAGTTCCAACAACAACATTACCTGCATTTTTCTCAATCTTAACATATTGGTCGTCATCACCTAAATACATGTCAACAGTAGTTGGATTACCAGCTACTAAATGTACGTGACTAAATTCAGAATTTGCTGAGCCATCTAATGTAACTGTAATCTCAGGCAACTGTTCAACATAAATTCCGCCAGGTCCTGGAAACCCAGTTCCGCCAGTTAGATCAAATGTAAATGTAGTCATACTGCTTTGTACAGGTATTGTCCAAGTTACTGCTTTTGTAGACTCTGAACTAAATGTTAGTGTACCAGTTGTTGCACGTCCTAATTGTTCAGTAGTAGCGCCAGTGATTGTATAATACAATTCACCACTATCGCTGCCAAATTGAGTTGATACCGTTATTGTTATAGATTCACCTGGAACAAATCCACTTGTATGATCTGTTGATATAGTAAATTGTCCAGCAGTTGGACGAATAACTAAACTTTGCCCAACAGCTGCAGTAGGTGGAGCAAACGCTATAGTATTAGATGTTTCACTTACACTGCCACCTTTAGGTAATGTTAAGTTACCATTAGTACCAAATATCCAATCTCTTCGCAGACCACTAGTAGCGGCATTGGCACTTAATTTTACATAGCTCTCTAATGATGTCAGCGACAAAGCACTTGCAAAGTCAATACCATCTGCAACAATCTCACTACCTTGAATATAAACATTTGAACCGCTAACTGCCGGAAAAGTCACATATGGAGATGTGCCAGTTACATTTAATACCACCTGGTGACTACCGTTGATTAGCTTGGTAGGATTTAAAAGATTGTCACCAGTCATGCTGTTGCGGATAGTGCCGCTAGGTGGCAGTGAGAGATCACCCTCTGCGGTAAAGTACCAATTGTTTCCACCTTTAAAAATAGTAACGGCAGCACCGGCACCCGCTGGCGCATATTCCTCAAAGTTTGTATAGGTATTTGGTGTAGAGCCAGTGTAGATGAATATCAATGTGTTACTGGCCGCAAAGGTAGTAAATCTGTTGCCCATGTTCAAGGCTGTTATGGTCCATACACCAGTAGACACTTGAACACAACTGGTAATTGGATAACTGTCGCCTTGGTTGAACCAAACCCTTACTCCAATACCTGCTAATATGTATTCTCTTATCTCTTCTGCCTCAACATCTGATAGCACTAGTTTTATGGTGTTTGTTCCAAAGTTTGCAGAGTTGGCATTGTTGGGAGTTTGAAAAGTTCTACTAATAAGTATACCAAGAACACCGGCACCTCCAGCGTAATCAAATATTTCGCCGCTATTTGGTAATGTTAATGCACCATCTGTTCCAAATGCCCATTGATGAGAATTAGCTTGTAATGTTAATGCACAGTTAGCATCTGCAGATAATTGTATGCTACCGTCAATATTAAGATCTAAATTTCCACTCCAGCCCGTAAGTTGATTTCCGTCTGTAGCAATATTACCAGGAAATGTCACAACGCCTGATGAATTTAAACTAACTGTGTGCAACCCGTTAATTAACGAACTTGGGTTTCCAGTATAAAATGATAATGCAGACCATTGTGCAGTACCGTTACCTATTTTAATTTTATTTAATGTAGTATCTAACCCAAGTTCACCTTGACTTAATATAGGATTTGATGCTGTCCAGTTTGCAGTAGTATCCCTTCTTATTTGTATTTTATTTGCCATTATGCGGCTCCTCCGTTGATTAGCATATCTGTGAATGTATCTGTTGTAGCGTTTCCACCATCAAAATTTATATCTGTAAACACCGTAGATGCAAATCCACTGTCAATAGTTGAAAATGTGTTATATAAATCTAGTGCGTTATTTGGGTCGTCATACGTAGCAGTTAAACCAAAGAGAGTCCCGTTGGCTATCATTTCTGCTATTGCGTCTTGTATAAGTTCTTTAAGATTGGCGGTTGTTCCGCCAGTGAGTGCGTACAATTCCTCAAAGTTAGCATTAACTTTGTTAAAAGCGGCGAATAAACTATCGCCGGTTTTATCGTTTGGAAGTGTACCTGTTTTAATAATTAATCGTGACATAAATGATCCTCATTCTAATATTTATCGTAAAATGAGGATCAATACGAATTGAAACTATGCTTGTGCTTCTGTCCAGTTAATACGTGCAATAACACCTACTGTAGCAGATGCTGAAAGATTGGTTACGCAAGCTGTAATAATGTCCGGACCATCTGGGTATTTGTTGTTAGCAGACATTGGAACAGTTAACGTATTTCCACCGCCTTGAATGCTATTACCGATATCTCTTACTTGTGATAAATCCTGTACAGTTACACCACCAGTAGTACCATTTGGATAAAAACCAAATACAGTTTCACCTGCAAACACTTGATTACCTTGTGCATGATAACATACTTGCGCTAAACTAGAACCACCTGCAGGACCAAATGCAGGTAATGTAGTACCGGTACCTTGCATTATATATCCGTTCAATCTCAAGGTAATTAACAATGAACTGGTAGCACTAGACAATACAGCCATACTACGCATAATTAACTGCATTTTGTTAACAATTTCTCGTTGTCCTAACAACCCAGTAATACCGTTGTCAACACTTGGTGAGATACGAATACTAATTAACGGTTGTGTACCACCAGGTGGTATTGATATGATAGGAGTTTGCATACCAGCTACGAACACTAATGATTTATCATCATCGTATCTTCCATCCATAATTACTGCAGAACCCCAGTGACTAATTGTATTGGCAGACTGTGGTGAGTACAATGTAACAGCAATTGGTGCAGTTGCTGACACTGTATATGCAACCGCAGATCCACCACCGCCTGCAGTTAATCCGCCCGGACCAACTACTGGATTTGATACTGGTGTACAACCTCTTGTTAATCCAGAGAACACATTACCTGTTAAGGTAGTATATTTGATGTATTCAACTGTAGCTCCAACATTACCTGGTTTAGTTAACACTAAACAACCATTTGCAGCTGGATAGCCAGCAGCATTTACAACAGTTAACGAGGTATCGCTTGCAGTAATTGACGCTGCTAATGTAGTGTACGGATAGTTTGTATTAACTTCGTATCTTGCAGGTAAGTTACCACTTCTCATGTATGCTTCAGTTTGCGCATTCCCGTGTGCTAACCGATGAACATACATAACTTCACCACGTTGATTTTTAAAGCCCCAACGAATTGCACCTGCACCGTACCATGCGTAATCAATCATCCACATTTGCATTTTAGAAACATCTAAGTTAAATCCGCTTGCACCTGTACCGTCGCATTTGTCAATATTCCAAGCACTTTGTGGAATTTTTAAATCGACTGTTTTACTGATAATACACTGTGCTGGTGGAATAATTGCTAATCCTTTGTAATCAGGAAAAATGGTCATTTGCGTATCGGATTCAATACTAATGATTGTATGAGATTGACCTCTAATTACAATATAATCGTTTGTAATTAACTGAGACGACCATCTTGTTCCAATACCTGTAACAGTTTGTCCACCTTGTCCTAATTGGCTAATATACCCTGCTAATTGCAGTGTACTTGATCTACGAATTGCAGATACTTCTTGTCCATCGTACTGGAAAAAGAATCCATTCTGCGAATCAAACATTCCTAATCTTACACTTGCACCGTACCATCTAATTGGTTGAACAGTAATATTACCAGCAGCACTAGCAACAGTACCTAAGTTTGATCCAATAGTAAAAGAAAACGTAGTTTCTGTAGGAGCAGGTGATGCAATAATTACATGTGTTGCTCCGCCTGATACACCAGTACCATTTAATGCTGCTAAATCTGCACCAGATACTTTAATTGCAGCACCAATATACACGTTATGACCAAATTTAGTAGTTACGGTAACAGTAGTACCACTAATTGAAACATTGTCAACAATAAATGGTGAACAGAGATTTGACCCTGTTGCAAACTGTATACCTTTACCAGATTGGTATCTAAAATAACGACGTGTTTGACGAACTAATTGATTACCGTGATATGGAAGTCCTGCAGTAAATGAAACACCCCCGTCAAATGGTCTATGAATTGACGAACCCCAAGTATGTGCATATAATGACGAACAGTTGAACCCAAGTAATGTTCCAGTTGCTGATACTACAGAATAACTAGTCCCAGGCTGATAGATACCAAGTTGTAGAACCTGACCGACAGTTGCTGCACCAAACGGTGTTACTGCTAATATTTTTAAAATACAGTTAGCACTGCCTGCAGCATTTAATGTTACCATATCACCGACTACATAGTTAGATCCAAGTGCTGATACAGATACACTTGTAACTGTTCCGTTATTAACTGATAACACGTTCACAGTTAAACCAGCACCTGCAGTAGCAGCAGTACCAGTAAGAGTAAGCTGAGTTGGAGTAATTGTACCAGTTGGTGTATTTACTGCATCAAATGTAAATTGATTTGATGTAATTACAGATTTTACAAACCATGATCCAATTGGCGGGTTAGTTGATGCAGTTATATTAGTAACAAATATACCAGACCCTACTGCAAACCCGTGTGCATTTGTAGTAGTAACTGTAATAAGGCTGCCAGAATATGTAAATTCAGTTCCGGCTGTGTTAACTGCCATGTACCCTGCACCGGAATAATAAGACCCAACGTACACATATGTTTTCATAGAATCAAAAATATTACCAGTAGCAACATTAGTACGTGCCCAGTATGAGAAACCAGTTACAACTGAAGTTGAAACAGTTAACACATGTGGAATAACCCAACCATTTGCTGCAGCTGCAGTAGTATCTTGTATATTAAGTGGACTTGAATATGTTACTGGATAGCCAATATAGAATGTTACTGCAGAAGCAGAAGTTGCTGGTGCAGACAACACAAACGAGTTAGCAACCGCACCAATACCTACGACTGTAGTACCAGCCGGTATACCGTTAACAGTTGTCATCACAGTCATACCGACAAATATAGGTGCCCCTGCAGTGACACCAGTAATTATTGGCGATCCAGTAGCAGTAGTAGCAGTACTTGCATAAAATGGCAATGTCACCGTAATTAATCTAGTACCATTTGCAACTATAGTTAATGGTACTATTGGTGTAGTATTGTCATAAAATGCCGATGGGCGATTATTCATTAATGCAAGTGATTCCCACTTAGTAGGTTGAGTACCATATTCAAAGTCAGTATCGATAAGTGATTGAGGAGTACTCATTCTAAATTTACCAACTGGATCCATTTGTGCTTCAGCTGGTTGGAATGATTCGTTTGATTCTTCAACTAAAATTGATAATTTATCAGATGCTGACATTCCTGTTGTGCTTACATCTAACGTAATAGTAGTTGTTTCAACATTGTCAACGATTGTTGCAGACCAATTTGCTGCTTTATAGTTAGCATCTGCAAAATTAAATAATACAGTGCTTTTAGTAACATTAGTGATTAAAATCACTTGCTCCATACGTAAGTATTTCCCGTTTACAGTAACAACTTTTGTTGATGGATTAAACGTATAAGCTTCTAAAATAATTCTTTTTGCCATGTAATTCTCCGATTATTCGACAGGTTCAGAAGGCAATACAGGAGCTTCTGGTTCTTTATATACATCAAGTAACCAATTAATGTCGGTAGTGTTAATAGATTGTTGTGATGCAAATATAATTTTTCCGTTATAATTAATAACGTGCGGATCACCTGCAGTTAGTCTTGCGCAGCTCATCATCGCGTCAGTTAGCGTGAGACCTACTACTTCATAAAAGTAGTTGTGATCAGGAAATGCTGCATTTAATTCGTTAAACATAAATCTTTTCCTCAATATTTGTTTTGTACTGTATTTAGTTAATTCCAAAATTGAATAGGTGAAATTTTAGTACTAGTTACTGTTAACACGGTTTCTCTTCCAATTTCAGAAATACGATTTACTAAGAATTTATCTACTATACCGGTTCTTTGGACATTCTTTTCTCCAACTACTGTAGGTAGATACTTCAATGATAGCATCGATAAATCCACAGTGACTGGTTTTAATACAGTTATATTAGATAACGCACTAGCAGAGTTCTTATCTGTAATTACGTTTATATTATTAACCTGTAACTTGTTTACAGTACCTTGCTGATTGTTTAGTCTAGAATCACCTTTGAGTGATGTGATCTGTTTATCTAGTACTGACACTGTAGTAACTGCACTAGGCTGTTGGAAATATGCATTTAACGAAGTTGATGACCGTAATCTCATGTAATACAAGTTTTCTCTTGGCAATACTGGTGCAACTGTAGTTGATACAAAATCTTGAGGATATACCGATGACACTATTCGTTGAATTCGTGTATTCTCAAGTATTATATTTCCATAATGCTCAACTACTACAGATGAAGATGTGCCATTAACTACAGTTGTAAAGAAAGTTTGATTATTTGAAATAATTTTAACTGTGGTGTTAGTTGGAAATGGCACAAATGATAAATCGTTAAATCTTAAAGTTATATAATCTGTAGTTATAGTATCGTACGATAATATTAGCTCATCAAAATTATACCAATCGCTAGTCTGAGTGTTAGTAGTATACGAAGTTAACGTCGACGATGTAATTGCAAGATCGAAATCACCTGGTATTTTTGTATCATTAAATAATTCTAATTTTCCACTAATATCGTTATCGATTGCAAAATTGCTAAAGCGTTCTATACCACCGAATATAATTTGAGAACCACGGAAATTAGGTTTAAGTAAACTTGCTGCTAAATTTTGTTGAGCAGTAGTTAAATCAGTCGGCCTTATTAAATTTGCGTATTGAGCATTAACAACAGATTGTTCTGAAATAGGTGAGTATAATCTACTAATAGTCATACCAGTATAATTAGTTGGGAATCCTACAATTGAATCAAACGTAATACTGTACATATTAGCAGACGTAACAAGCACGTCTTGGACAAAGTTTACATCTCCTTGTTTAATTCTTACATTATATCCGGCAGTAAATAATGGTATTGGAGTAGTGTTACTAAATGTTAATGTAGTTGTGCTATTTGTTACAGGTGATGCTATTAATCTATTGTCAACGTCTTTAAGATACCATTCAACAACATTATAGATTAATGGCTGTCCAATTACGTATACAGTTACTCCGTCTGGAGTAGTATCATAAGGAGTTAATGAATACGGAACTGCAACTGAACTTGATGACACAGTTGGCACATTTGGACTAATTGCATAAGTTCCTCTATTATTATAAATTAATTTACTAATTGGGAATAACGATATAAATCCAGTATTTTTCGAAGCAGCTAAATTTTCTCTAGGTAATGTTAAATTAGTTGGATTTATTAATGGCGTAATTTCATTATCTACTAGAGCCTGGTGATATACTGAAGAATATAACTGATTAATAGTCATTCCTGTATAATTAGTTGGAAATCCTAGTACACTGTTAAACGTAATGCTTGATTGAGTATTTGATACTACTAATACATCTTGTGTAAAACCTGCAGAGGGTTGAGTAATTCTTACATATTGATTTTCTAAGAATGGGCACAACACATCTGTATTTGTAAACATCAAAGTAGTCGTTGGCTCGATCGGATCTGCAATACCAGTTAATCTGTTATCAAGATCCTTAATATACCAATTGGGTACATTATAATTAATAGGTTGTCCTGATACGTATAGTGAAAGCCCGGATTGAACGGTATCAAACGAATTAAGTATCGATGATGTAGTAGGTAATCCAACCGATGTCATATCAGTAGTAATGGTAACAAAACTAGTTGTTCCTCTAGAATTATAAACTAATTTACCAATTGGGAACATTGACGTAAATGGTATATTTGATGCAGCAGCTAAGTTTTCTCTTGGTAAGAGTAGTGTTTCAGGATTAATAGGTACGTCAACTAACGACTGTGCATATATTGGCGAATATAAATGATTTATAGTCATACCAGTATAGTTAGTAGGGAACCCAACAACTGTGTCGAATGTAATACTAAAAAGTGTAGCAGAAGTAACTAATATGTCTTGACTAAAATTTGATGCAGGTTGCTTAATTCTTACATATTGATTTTCTAAGAATAATTTCCAGATATTATCATGATAGAACATTAGTGTAGTTGTTTCGCTAGGTGTATTTAAAACTCCGATAAATCTGTTATCAAGATCTTTAATATACCAATCGGGTACATTGTAATTAATAGGTTGTCCTGATACATATACAGATACTCCATCAACCAATAAATCGTAATGAGTTAATGATCGAGACTGATCAACAGACGTGTCAATTAAATCACTAATAACTTTAAATGTATCAACTATTGCAGATGATATATTAGAAGTATCAGTTGTTAAGTTAAATAGCTGTTTGCTAATAGCTGCAGATGATAAGTCTGTATTAACTGTTGATAACACTAATAGTTGTTTTGCTAAATTACCAGATTCTACTATACTATCAGATACAGACGAACTAACTGTACCAATTGGAAAATTAAACATGCTTGGCAACATTACTGAATAAAATAATTTTTTACGAGAATCGCTTGCAGTGCTAATTGTAGTATAAGTATGATCTTGATTATACACCGTTTCAACAATGTTATCAATGTACAAGTCAAACGGCATGTCTAGTTTCATTAAAATTGTAATTGAATCAGTAGTACCATTTAAGACTGTAAATGTTTCTGAGAACCATCGTTTATTTGAAATGCGTACAGTGCTGTTAGTTGGAAATGGAATAAACTGTTGATAATACGGCGTGCTAAAATACATTGTAATATATGACAGTTGTCTAACAGAAGTAGTAATAATGTCATTATCAAACAAATACGAATCAACAATTGATGTGTTATATGTTTCATAATCTACGTTGCGAGAAATTACCGGAAATATATATTCTCCAGTTACTGGCGCAATGTGTTTTTCTAAATTATCAGAAATTACAGTTGTTTTAATTTCAGCAGTAGCAAATTTTACTTTATTAACAGGGTCGGCTTTAACAGGCGAGTAAACTTCTTTCATTACTGAAATTGGTTTTTCTAAATTATCAGATGTTAACTTACTGACAACAGTTTTAATATATTCTTTTGTTGGTATTTGGATACTTGGCGCAGCTACAGGAGCAACTATCGATGCTAACATATTTTTTCTAGAAACACTAGCACTAGGGTACTCACTAACAATTCTTGATTGATAAAACACTGATTCAATAATATTATCAATTATTGCATTATCTGAATCAAAGTCTGCATAATCAATAGTAACTGAATTACTAGTGCCATTAATTACAGTAAATGTATTAGTAAATCCGTATACATGATTTGAAATTCGAATAGTAGTACCTGTTTTAAATGGTATAACATGATTGTAAGCTGGATTATTAAAATACACAGTTGTTGTTAATAACATACTAGTGGTATATGATAAAATATCACTGCCGTTAATATACCAATCTACAACTGATGTATTTACAGTTACAAATTTAGGAGTTTGGGATATAATATTAAATTTAAATTCACCGTAACTACTACTTTCGTATGTTTCTAATCTAGTTGATTGTACAGTTGGCGTAACTGATCGAATATCAGTTCTTAAGTTAGTAATTTTATCAATAGTATGATTAGTAGTTACTCCTTTAAATATAGAAACTGAAGATTGCTTACCTATTACTGTTAATAATTGACTAGAGTTGTCAGCCGATGCAAATTTCTCAACAATTGGTAGTTTAATACTAGGTGAAATTGCAGGAGTTAACGAGAATACTAGATTTTTTCTCGGATTACTAGCAGTGCTAAGTTCTGCTAGCGTTCTTGATTGATAAAATACAGTTTCGTACATATTATCGATTATTGCACCATCTGATTCAATTTCTGTGTATTCAATAGTAACATAATATCCGGCACCTTTTAATACAACAAATGTATTTGAGTATTGTGAAAATTTATTTCTTATACGAACTGTACTTCCAGTTGGAAACGGTACGAATTGATAGTATACTGGATTGTTAAAATATAACGTTAATGTTGAGTTTAATCTAGTTGTGTATGATATTTTATCAGTATCATATATGTACCAACTAACTGTTGATGTATCAACAGTTACATATTGCGGAGTTTGCGAACTAATATCAAATGAATATTGTCCAGATATATCGCTAATATAAGTTGAAAGGGTAACTGGCACAGCTGGAGGAATAACTTCTCGAATGTCTGTCTTTAATTTAGTTACTCTGTCAACTGTGTGATTAGTAGTTATACCTTTATACACAGCCATAGCAGTTTGTTTACCAACAGTTAATCGGTTTACGCTATCAGCTGATTTAATATTTTCACTAATTGGTATTTGAATACTTGGAAATTGTGAAGGAGCCATAAACGATCGATTTAAATTTTCTCGATGAATGCTTCCTAAATTTGATTCAATTGAAAATCTGTTTTGATAATACACTGTTTCAAAAATATTATCAATTATTAATCTATGTGGCGGAATAACATCAAAGTTGATAGTAATTGAATAAGAGTTACTAGATAATACTGTGAAAATCTTTGTATATCCAGACTGTGGACTGGAAACTCGAACATTGCTACCTGCCTTAAATAGAATAACATGTTGCAATTGATTAACAAAGTATAATGTAATAGTAGTTGCTTGATTAGTAGTGTAAGTTACTACGTTTTTTTCAAACGCATACCATTCGGCAATATTTGTGTTTACTGTAGAATATTGTTGAGTTTGATTAACAACGGTAGTTGTAATACTGCCGTAAATATTACTTTGATATAATTCTAAGTTGTTTATATCGGTGTTATCAGTAACTTCTGCAAATACATCAGTTCGTTGTTTAACTAATAATGGATGTTGCAGTGCTTGTTTATCGTAGATGTACCAATTAACGATATATGAATTATTTGAAGTAATTGTTCCTGGAGCTGGAAATATAGTAGTCATAAAAATATTTATCAAAAAAAAAGCTACGTAAAAACGTAGCTTTTTAATGAGTTACAATAGTTTATGCTGGAATAGCAAATCTAAAGTTATTTGGATATAATACAGCATTCCATGATGATGCAGTAGTAGTTCCTGTGTTATCTTCTAAACTTCTATAACCGCTTGTTGCGTTTGTAGTTACTGTAAATACACTCCAATGATATGTATTAACACCTGGAGATGTAATTACCCAGTGATCAGTAGCAGTACCTGATGCGCTATAAAAATCATCAGCTGCTTCAATAGTAACACTAACTGTATCCATTAATGTACCTAACCCACTTGGAATAACTTTTAATCCGTAAATTCTACCGCGGATATCAGGATCCCATGCAGTACCTAACACTACTACAGGACTAAACATAAATCTTTTACTATTATAAATGTTAGTGTTAACTGGTACTAAGTTACCTAAGTGTGGTTGAGGAATAGTACCTATTGATGTAGTAAGCTGGTTACCAGTTACTGTTCCGGGACTGTTATACGCACCACCTGCACCCATTTCGTATAAATGTCCCCAACGACCAGTTGTAATTGTAGCAGCACTGTATACGTGAGCATTTAGCCCAACTAAGTCAGCAACACTTGATCTAATTCTTGGAACAGCAAATACACAACCATGTACACCATTACTATTTGGAATAGGTAGTGTTGGAGCTTGTGTAGCACCTACTGGGAATCTGTTAGAATTAAAATACGCAAAGCAAGGCCATGGACTAACTTGAGGAGTAATTGTATATCCGTCAGCTGTCATTGCACCGTAATATGTGTATCCTGCTCCTACTGCACCACCTGTTGGTGTAGCTGTACCTGCTCCTGCTCCTGTATCTTCAGGTTGAACACGTTCAAATTCAACACATCCTAACCATTGAGTTTGTGCATTTGAGAATGATTTACCTTGGATTAAGAAATAGCGTGATTTAGCAAACAAGTATAAGAACCCACCGGTTTGTTGTGTCATTACAGTTTGATCTGTAACACCGTTTAATGCAGTTACTCGATCGCTGCAATCAGCTTTGTTTAAACCAACACCACCGCTTTGTGCCCAACTAGCTGCCCATCTTTCATACACTACTAAGTTGTAAGCAGCATTTGAACCTGAAACTGTTACAGTAGTACCTGCAATCGGGTAATATCTAAATCCGAAATATTTACGATCTAAACTTGTGTTAACTAATGCAAGTGTTGTTTCTGCGGTTTTATTTAAACTTGAATAAACAAACTCAATGTAATCACCGGCAATGTAAGCAGGAGACATAATACCAGGGCCAAACGTACTGTTTGCATATATTGTATTTTCTAATGGGTGATACAATGTGATTGTAGTACTTACTACTGAAGTAATATATGTGTACAATGGCGTTGTTCTATAAATTGATGCTGCAGTTGCATTAGTAATAGTGCCAGACCATGGCGTAACAGTCATTGATGTATCACTTGAAATAGTCGCTACATAACAATAAACACCGCCAAAGTAAATCTCAGCACCTACATGCAATTGTGTAGTAAATGCAGTACCGGTTCCTGTAATTGTATTTGCCGAAGCTGTAACCGTACCTGATAATAAGATCGGAGAGCCACCGCCGTTTTGTATTTTTATAAAGTTTCCAGCAACATGACTTACACCTGCTGCGTTAATTGTAATTGTGTTTGAACCGGCTACACTAGTTGCATTAACATAGCCAAGCCCTGCTGCAGAATATTTAGATTGAGTTGCAGTTCCTGAAGTCCCTTCTCTAGTTCCTTCTAATACATAACCGTGCATTTTTTTCTTTTTATAAACTGTTGCAGCTGATGCTAACGGTAAATCGTGATTAACTTTAAACGTTGTTTCGTTAATGATCCGAGTAACAGTCGTTTCAAGTCCATTAATGATAAGGTCGTCACCGACTCGTAATTCGTTTGATAAAATAGATGCACCAGGAGTATATGTTAAGATTGCATCTTCAACTTTAAATTTTAAACCGGTTAGTGTTACCGGATATTTTCCTTGTGTACTAGTTCCAGTAAAACCTGTTGGATCTGCTAAAGTACCTGCAATTGGTGTAGTAAACGAAAACGAACGTAATTCATCGCCAACCCAAACTTGACTTGTGCCACTTGGTAAGTCCCAATAAAAGTTTGTATTAACACCTGTAATTGCAGAAAGATTGCTAGTTGTACTAATAGTACCACGAGGTGTCATTTTGTACTGTAAATTACTATCTGTAAAATCAAATGGTGTAGTAGCAGTTACAGTTAATTCGGTATTACTTATAATTGCAGAAATAACTCTTAACCGTCCGTTAATTGCGATAGATCTACCTGCAACGCCGTTAGTTGCTTTTTTAATTGTAGCACCTGCAGAAATTGCAGATCCCGGAGCAACTCTTACAGTTGCAGTAAGATCGTCACTAACTGTTGCTACTGTAAAATATGCAGTATCGTTAATTGTTAAGCTATCACCAGGTTGCAACGTAGTTAAGAATGAAGTTCCAGTTCCTGTAATTGTGCCGTTAGTACCAATTGCAACAGTACCGGTTATAGAAACTGCATCAACTGCATTTGTACATTCGCTTAAGAAATAAGTTCCAACTCCTGTTACTGTAGCCGAACCTGTAACTACTGAAACTTTACCAGTAGTAATATTAGGATATCCTGCGATTGTGTTGCTAACCGTTCCAAGTAGTTGTGTTCCTAAATTACTTGGATTTAAAATTTTAATAGACGATGCTAGTGTAATTGATGGACTAAAAGCAACTGTTACTGTAAAACTTGAATCTGAAATAATTGATGCTACTGTGCGTTTTTGGCCTGCAAGCATGATAATATCGTTTACACGAAGTTGTGTAATAAACAATGATCCTACGCCTGTTACAGTTACATCTGATGCAGTTGCGGTTCCTTGTAGTGTGTCGTTACGTAACCATTTATCAACTGTTGCAAAGGTAGGCCATAAATCCGCACCGGTTGTTACCGCTCCGTATGTAATTGCGGCACTGTTTCTACCGAGTTCGTTAAGTACTGCCATTTGTTATTCTCCTAAATAATAGAATGATATGTCATTCCGATATGTGTATTTAGTTGTTAACTGTGTATTAGGGCCATACTAAGGTTTATACTAGAACCTGCGACAATATTAACAGTAAAGAAATCTAAAGTAGTAATTGGGTAATTTAAGTTTATATATGATGCTGTAAATTCTCCAGTTGGTACTGTAAAATAACTTAAAAATGCGTTATTTTTATATAGTGCTACTAGTAAATCAGCAGTCTGTATTTGGCCAACAGTAAGTTGCACCATGGTAATAGTAGTTGCAGCAATTGGAACAAATATAGAAGTTCCTTGTATTGGTGCAGTAAATTCGTTCAGTAGATTAAATGTTTTAATAACAGTAAGTGGACTAGCAGTTAACCCTAGATTAGTAATTGCATTTTGTTTTTCTGTTTCGCTTAAATTTTGATTATTAATGTCATAACGAACAGCACCAACAGATACACCGTCTTGTCCTGGAAGACCTTGCGGTCCTGTTTCCCCTTGAATACCGCGCGGCCCAGTATCACCAGTATCGCCTTTAATACCTTGTATCCCTTGTATGCCTTGTTCGCCAGTATCGCCTTTAGGTCCAGTATCACCAGTATCGCCTTTAAGTCCTTGTATCCCTTGAATACCTTGTTCGCCGGTATCGCCTTTAGGTCCGGTATCACCCTTAATGCCCTGTATTCCTTGAGCACCAGTGTCACCTTTAGGTCCAGTTGCACCTGTATCGCCTTTGATTCCCTGTATACCTTGTTCGCCAGTTGCGCCAGTGTTACCAGTATCGCCTTTAAGTCCTTGTATGCCCTGAATGCCTTGTGATCCAGTTTCTCCAGTGTTACCGGTGTCACCTTTAGGTCCTCGTATAGTTCCTAAAAATTCCCAAGTGGTTCCGTTCCAGAAGTAGCCATCACCAGTAGATGTAATTACAAAGAGGTCACCTACTTCGCTTGTAAGAGGTAGTAAATCAGCAGTTAATACTGCACCTTTAATAACAATAGAAGTTCCATTTGCACCTGCAGGTCCAGTATCACCTGTATCGCCTTTAGGTCCAGGAGTAGTTGATGCAATTCTCCAGCCACCTGCATATCTAATGTTTAAAACGCCAGTTACTGAATTCCACCATAATGTTCCGGTAAGTACTCCTGTTGGAGCAGTAGCAGATACAATAATAGTTGCATCACCACCACCTCCACCTGAACCGGTATTGATAGGGATACCTCCAATAGTAATACCATCGGATAGTCTTAGATCACCAATTTCTTCATTATACTC